GGCGAGGCCTTCGATCGACAGCTGCAGCAGGATCACGCGGAAGCGGAGGCTGGGCTCGAGCCTGTTCCCGACGAAGACATGGAGTGGTACTGATGGGCGGCGTCGGCAGTGGCCGCATCGCGCGGCCCGTAGCAGAGCGCTTCTGGGAGAAGGTGGACTACCACGAGCGTGGTTGCTGGATCTGGACCGATGGCCCGCAGTTCTGGGCGGGGTTCGAATCAGTGAGCCCTCGACGGTGGGCCTGGGAGGAATCGAAGGGCCCGATCCCGAAGGGCCGGCAGGTCCGTCCGCTCTGCAAGAACCTGAAGTGCGTGCGGCCGGCCCACCTTTATCTGGCGGGCAAGCCAGCGGCCACCTAGACTGGAAACCCCCGACGACCAGACGACCTAGATTCACCGACCTGGTCTCAGACCGGGACGACCTCATTCCTTAGGAGAACGTGATGGAAGCCAGCCCCAAGAGGATGCAGTTCCTCAAGCGACGGATGAGCGGCATGGGAGGGTCCGATGTTGGGCCCGTCCTGGGTGTCGATCAGTACCGCGACTCGCTGGACGTATACCTCTCGAAGGTGAAGCCGCCGGAGCTCACCGACACAGCCAACCAGGCGATGCGGCGCGGGATCTACCTGGAGCCCGTGGTCGGGAAGCTGTACATCGAGGAGACCGGCCGGCGCATCAGGCAGGGACGGTTCCGCCGGAACAAGGAGCATGGCGAGCTGATCGCGAACCCAGACCGCATCATCCACGGCGATGACCGCGAGCACGAGGGCAACGGTGCGCTGGAGCTCAAGACGGCGAACCGCTGGGTGATGGACAACATCAAGGAGAACGGGATTCCCGAGAGCTACTACCTGCAGGTCCAGCACTACATGGGCGTGTGCGGGCTGAAGTGGGGAGCTGTCGCGATCCTGTGTCCGGACCCGTTCGAGTTCATGCACTTCGACGTGCCGTTCGATGAGGAGCTCTTCGGCGAAACGTCCCAGGTGCTGCGCCGGTTCTGGAAGGATCACGTGGAGACCCAGACGCCTCCCGATCCAGCACCGCTGGAGATCCCGGACGCGCCGAAGATGAAGGACGGCGAGACCATCATCCGGATGGACGACAACGAGGAGTGGCGCGAGGCCGTGCAGTTCCTCAGGGAGGCCCGGGGCATCGAGCGATCCGGGAAGCAGAGCGTCGAATTCGCGAAGAGCATCATCAAGGAGCTGATGCCGGAGAAGGGCGCTTACGAAGGAGCAGGAGCTCGCGTGTACTTCCGCGAGCAGCAGGGCCGGAAGTCCTTCGACAAGAAGAGCCTGATGGCCTTCGACCCGTTGGACCCGATCCGGATGGCGAGCCTCCTGGCCGAGGCTGGGCTCGAGCTCGATGTCATCGAGACCCTCTTCGAAGCAGCACGCCTGGACCTCTCGATCTTCGAGAAGCAGGGCGCAGCCTTCGAGACCGTCCGCATCTACGACTCGAAAGAGTAGCAGGACCCATCTCAGAGTCTCGGCACAGCCGAGCGAAAGGAGCAAGAATCATGGCAGGCAAAGCAGTAGCGAAGGCACCACCCCCGTTGATCACGAAGATCGACCAGTCCGAGACCCGCATCCAGGAGCTACTCCCCCCGGGGTTGGATGCGAAGCGAGTGGTCAGGCTGGCGAAGCTGGCGATCCACGCGAACCCGGCCCTCCTGAAGTGCAAGCCGGTGTCGGTGGTCGAGGCGATCCTCCAGGCATCGCAGCTGGGGCTGGAGATCGGGTCACCGATCGGAGGGGCGCACCTCGTGCCCTTCAAGTCCGACTGTCAGCTGATCATCGACTACCGGGCGCTCATCAGGCTGGCTCTGCAGGGCGGGAGCTGCCGGAAGATCGTCGCCCGTGCGGTGTACGCCGACGACCACTTCGAGATCGTCCAGGGCTCCGAGGACAACCTGGTGCACGTGCCGTACCGTGGACCCGACCCTCGGCTGGACGAGAACATCACCGACTTCTACGCCGTGGCGACACTGGAGCCTGGCGTGACGATCCACGAGTGGCGTCCGCGCAGCTTCGTGGACGGCATCAGGGCTCGAGTCCGGGAGGGCAGCACCAGCCCGTGGAAGACCGACTACGCAGCGATGGGGAAGAAGACGCTGGTCAAGCAGCTCGTTCGCTGGCTGGACGTGAGCCCACGCCTGGCGACCGCCCTGGAGTTCGACAACCGGGGCGAAGGGTTCACCTCCGGTCAGCTCGACAGCGACACACCCATCTCGATCCAGTCACGGCTCGCTCAGAAGGCGGCCGAGACATCCGAGAAGCTGAAGGAGCGGGTCATCCAGGGCGAGCCGGTCGAGGAGGATGACGACAAGACCGAGGGCTAGGCGGTGGACTACCCGGCCTGGGTCCTTGAGGGCCCGTTCTCTCGACGCGAAGCATGGACAGATCTTCACGCCCTCCGGGAGGGGGGCGTGGAGCTGTCTGTGCGTGAAATCGCCGAGCGCTGGGGCTGGAGTAAGGACACCGCGCACCGGTTCATCAGGCGGGTCGAGAAGGATGGGCGTGAGACACCCAGCGAGGGGCAGTTAGGCCTTGCGCTGCCTGGTGTTCCGCCGGTTCAGGAAGTAGGGCTTGAGACAGCTACGAAGGCCCAGCTCTGGCCGAAGTACGACAGCCTCAAGGTGCACCCGAAGACCGGCCGGCGGATCTACCCCGACCGCTTCGAAGAGCTCTGGAAGGCGTACACCCCGAACGACTTCAGGGGCACGAAGAAGACCTCATACGGCCACGTCAGGAAGTCGGTGCTCGCAGGGGTGAAGCCGGAGACCATCCTCCAGGGGATCCGGTTCTACATCGCGTACCTGAACACGAACGAGCAGTACCCGTTGGCAGCTCACAACTTCTTCGGGCAAGAGGCGTGGGCCGACTACGACGACCAGACAGACGACCACGGGCCTGAAGCGCCCAAATCAGGAGGATTCTATTGAGCTGGGTAAACATCGCCGACGAGAAGCCGATGTGGGACTTCATCGCCCGCATGGCCGACCCGCCGGAAACAGTGCCGGTGGGGCTTCGATCGATCGACAACGCCATGAAGCTCTTCGGGAACGAGCATGGGATCCCGCAGGGCACGTACATGATCATCGGTGGCGCATCGAACGTCGGGAAGACGCAGATGGGCCTCTGGTGCCTCAAGCAGGCAGCGCTGTCGGGGAACAAGGGCGGCATCATCAGCCTGGACATGAGGCCCTACGTGGCGACCGCTCGCCTGTACCAGGGCATCGTCGGCCGAGCGATCCCGCTGCACAAGTGGATGCCATCGGGCTGGGATCCGATGGAGACATCGAAGAAGATGATCGGCGAGATCGAGAGGTGGGCTCGAGACCAGGGCAGCGGCGAGATCCACATCTCGATCGACTGCAAGCGGGACATCGGCTCGGTCTGTGACGCGATCCGCTCGGCCTACCACGAGCACGGCATCAGCTACTTCGTGGTTGACCACATGCAGAAGATCAAGGTCGAAGGGATGGCCGGGAACAACGTCGCCGGCCGAGCTGAGATCGTCTCCGAGGCGATGGACGACCTGGTCGATGACATGGAGATCACGATCGTGGGCCTGAGTCAGCTGAACCGAGCAGCTCTCGCCGACCGCACGCGCCAGCCTACCCTCAGTGATCTGTGGGGGGGGACCGCCATGGAATCGAACGCGGGCGTGGTCCTCATCCTCGATCACTCGCGCTACGAGAGGGACCGGAAGCACCACCACCTCGCGAAGACCTGGGTGCTGCTGGAGAAGAATCAGCAGGGACCGAAGGGAATCGCGGTGGCTGTCGAGTGGAACCACGCCGAGCTCGACCTCCGAGAGGCTGACCCGCACGAGGAAGAGCTCTGGCCCAAGTCAGCTGCAGAGAAGGCGAAGTCGAAGAGCCGAGGGAGGTACTGATGTGCGACGACCAAGAGGTGCGACCGATGGAGCTGTGGCGAGAGATCCCCGACTACCCGAACTACCGCGTGTCCAACGAAGGCCGTGTGATGCGCGTAGAGGGCAAAGACTCTCTCGGCCGACACAAGGCCCGCAGGATCCTCTCCGAGCAGCCTGGGGGCGGACGGGAGGGCAACTACATGCGTGTTGGGCTGTGCAGGAAGGGGAGCCGTCGGACGTTCAACGTGCACATCCTCGTGGCGATGGCCTGGCTGGACGGTGAGAACCTCGGCTCGGTCGATCACATCGATGAGGACACCAGCAACAACAGCGCTCGCAACCTCAGGTGGATGGGCCTCTCGGATAACTCCGCCCGTGGAAGCCGGAAGCGCTGGGACAGTGAGGCCAGGCTTGAGCGAGCCGCGGCGGATGGGATGCCGTTTTGAGCGGCGAGGGCGAGGAGCTCCACCCGGCGCTCCAGGACATCAAGGAAGCCTTCGAACACGGCTACCTGGGCGCGGGTGACTACGTGAAAGACATTCCGATCGCCGAGCTCTACCGAGCGACGTGCATGATGCGGCCAGCGAAGCGCCGCCAATACCTCAGGAGTCTCGATGAGAACTACGAGCCGCCGCAAAAAGATCCAGCCGCCTCTGGAGGACGTGGAGGACAAGAAGTGCGAGGAGCTGTGGACCTTGGCGGGCTTTACCGTGATCTCTTTCAGTCAGCCGCAGAAGAGCTTGCAGACGAGGGGGATCGCGGACCAGCTGGTGATGGACAACCGGAGCCCGACGTGGTTCTGGTTCGAAGTGAAGAGGCAGCAGGGGCCGGAGTTCTACGCGAGGAAGCACAAGCAGACCCCGGACCAGAAGTGGTTCCAGGAGAGAGTGGAGGCTCAGGGCCACCGCTACGAGCTGGGGAGCCGGAAGCGAGTGATGGAGATCCTGAAGGAGATGGGCCGCGTCGTGTAGTGACGAAGCTCATGGGCAACCCTGAGCCGCCGAACTGGCATCGCGACCGCTTCCTGGACGGGGCCGGCGAGATCAACACGCCGCCGTCGGAGTTCCTGTGGCCGGAGGACACCGAGATCCCCGCGCCTGACATCGAGCTCAACCAGGAGGAGGATGGTCAGGGCTGGTGCCCCGAGCTCGGCAAGCCGTGCATCCACAGCTGCGAGATGGAGTGCTACCACCAGGACGCGGCATTCGAGGTGCCGATTATTCCCGAAGCTATTCCTGAGGCAGAAGACGAGCCTGAGGACGCCTTCCCGGACTGGCTCTAGCGCAGCACGTAGAGCAGGAGCGTCCCACCACCACCGATGGCCCAGAAGAGCCACCAGCTCTTGTTCTTCCAGAGGGGCTGCCGCTTCGACACCACGACCTCGATCCTCTTGAACTCGTGGTCGTAATGCTCCGGCAGGTCCTTGTCGTGGATGGGGTGCGCCCGGTCCTTGAGGCACACCCCACACGAGAGCGAGAGCGTCATGGGGTTGGCGGTGCGGCCAGCCTGGCGATCTCAGCGTCCACAATCTTGGCGACCTCGTCGGCCACCAGGTTGCGGATCTGTTCCTGGGTGCCTGGGCGCTCCAGGTAGCGGGCAACGCCCTCCCAGAAGAGCTGCTGCATCAGTTCACCGATCGGCATGTTCGCGTATCTCCAGATGGTTCTCAGGGACATCAGGGGTAGAGCTTGTACACCGCCCTCGGTGCTGGATTGATCGGGTCGGTGTCGGCCAGGGACATGAAGATGCCCCCGGTCTGCAGGCCCACGGCGTTGATCACCAGCCCCGACGCCGGGTTGGCTGGGTCAGTGAGAGTGTCCAGCGGCTCGATCTTGAGCAGATGAACGTCGGGGTCGATGGTGAACACGTCGCCGGCCACGAGGTCTCCGAAGGTGGGAACCTCCGGTGCTGACTTGGCTTCGCGCACTACTCTTCCTTCGAGCCCTTCGTGCAACTGCACTTGTTGCATCCGGAGCCGCTGTGCTCAGAGAGGGCGTGTCCGCACAGTCCACATGCTGCCATGATGATTCTCCTTTTCTCAGTGTCTGGACTTCCCGATCCACATCACGTCCTGCGGGAACCCGTCCTCGGCGGTGTTTCTGTCGGCGTGAACGTGGCCTTCGCGGTGGTGCCCGTCAACAATCTCGGCGTAGTAGACGCCGATGCGGCGGAACCCTGCACGAACTAGACCGTTCACGATGGCCCAGCGGTCGGACGAGGTCTTGCACCTGATGTCCACCGCCTTCCCCAGGTGATGGCTCTTACCGTCGCCCTCAGGCCGCCAGTCGCTGGTGATAGTGAACGGCACCCGGGCGATGCCGCGGGCCACGTCGAGCATCGCGACGAGCTCCTGATCCATCTTCTCAGGGTGGTCGAACTCAGACTTCTCGAAGTACGTGCTGTTCTCGAATGACGCCATGTCGTCAGCCTCCTGGTGCGGCAGCGGCCTGCATCTGATCGATCGCTGCGTTGGTGTCACGTGCCACGCGCACGTATTCCCGGGTCCAGTGGTCGATGAGCTCACGCTTCCGAGCTGCTGGGTCCTGACCTTCTGCGAACATGTCGTCCGTCATCGCCTGCACGCCCTCGATGTTGGACCGGATGTCTCCGATCTCGCTACGAGCTGAGTCGTACAGGGCTGCGGCCATGAGCTCAGGACCTCGGCGCTCCCACAGATCGCGGAGCTCGTCCTGCCGGTTGCCCGCCTTTTCCAGCTCCCGGTACGAATCGAGTGCCTCCTGGGCCGGGATCGCTCCCTCCCAGAAGGTCTGCACCGGCTCGACGCCCAGGCTCGGATTCCTCGCGATAAACCTCCCGAAGAAGGCGTTCTCGCTGGCAGCCGGCCGTGGCGGGGTGATCGCCTCGCCACGCATCCGACGGAGCGGAGCGTTCAGGCCGTTGATGGCCTTCGTCGTGAGCGTGCCGCCCCAGTCCCGGATGACGGAGTCGATGTTCGTCGGTGCGACCTCGAGCCCAACAGCGCGCGTGACCTCGTTCAGCAGCTTGGCGACCTCGCTGGTCCGCTCGGTGACCCGCATCCGTGGTTCGAAGCGTGCGACCTCAGGCGGCGTGATCGGGGCGTTGAAGAAGTAGTCCTTGTTCGCCCACTGCTCGATCGGCGTCATCAGCGCGTTCGGCATCGGCATTAGCGCCATCTGGCTGCCGGCCCCGGCCATGAACCGCTCCAGCCCCTCCGGATCCTCATCGAGCATCTGGTCGAGGAATGCCTCGGTGCCGGTGCCGAAGATCTGCCCCCAGACGAACGGCTTCGGAATCCTGAGGATCTCCCCGTTGTCGCTGCCAGGCACGAACGGCTGCCGCACGAACCAGTAGAGCGAGCCGGCCGGAGTCTTCCGGAGCTCCTGGATCTCCTGGTCGTCACGGTTCGCGTGCCACAGGATGATCGAGGGGATCGCCATCGAGCCGGCACCCCAGAGGAAGAACTGCTGCGCGCCCTCCTTCGTGGTCACAGCTCGGCCGAGCGTCTTCGCCATGATGTCGAGCGACTGGACGCCAGCGTTGAGGAAGGCCGTCATCATGCTCAGGGCCTGCATCGATGCGCCCATCTGCTGGAAGTTCACCGTCACGTCCTGAGCTGCGAACACAGCCTCGGCCACGTTGGCTCCCTTCCCGCGAGCCTTCATGAACTCGCCGATCCTGGCCGCCTCTTCGAACGGGGTCGCGAACTTCTTCAGGGCGGACACAGGGTTCGTGACCCGGCCGCCACCAGGCAGCACAGCTGCCAGAGACTCCTGGGTAGTGCGCCGCTCGGATCCACGCCGCAGCGAGGTGAAGCCACCACCACCAGCCACGAACTCGTCATACTGCTGCGAGGCCTTGCCGAACCAGTTGGCCTTCATCGACTCAGTGAAGCCCCTTGGGAAGTCGGTCAGCGGGTTGAACCCATAGCGAGACTGGGCCGTCGCCGTGAGCGCATCACGCCAGCCATTCACGAACTGGAAGACCGGGTCGAGCGTCACACCGGCACGCAGCCCGCGAGCAGGCAGCCTGGCAAGGCTCGCGAGGCGAGCCAGGACACCGACGCTCTGCGGGTTCATCGTCAGGAACGCCTTCGCCACCACAGGAGGCACGCGGTAGGTGCGCCGCTCGCCGTTGACCCAGGCCGTGAACGTGTCACTGAGCTCACTGATCTGCGGCAGCAGCGGCTCGACCAGGTCTTTCGCGTCATCGAGGTCGAGCACCTGGCCGCGCTGGGCGGCTGCATCCACGAGGCGCTGGGCAGCTTCGTCCACCCGGGCCGTGGTCTTCCGAGCTATCCGCTCGATGCCGAGCTCCAGGGCCCGCTGGGGCTCACGCTCCACGAGCTCGCCCAGGGTGCGGAGGGTCCGAGCGTTGTCGCCGGCCCGGATCATCCGCTTGATGTAGTCCACCGACGACTCCAGCGGGTCGATGATCGGCTTCTCGCTCCCCTCCAGGGCCTTCAGGGGGTCCGCACCAGTCCCTCGGCCCTTACCACCGAGCGCGACAGACTCGTCCAGCACTCGATCGAGCGGGATGTAGCTCCGGCCGACGGCACGCATCGCGTCGATCTGAGCAGCAGGCAGACCTGCGCCCTCGGCGTAGTACTGCAGGGCATCGTCCAGCAGCTTCGTGTGATTCCTGGCAGCGGCCACGACCTCCGGAGCTGCCGTCAGACGAGTACTCCTGGCTGCCTGCTCGGAGACGCCGGTCATGATCCCGCGGGTTCCGACCTCTCCCACGCGAGCAGCGACCAGGTACGCGCGGAGCTCCTGCAGCCGGCCCTTCATCTGAGCCAGGTTCTGGAGCATCCCAGGCGTTCCCGTCAGTTCCCAGTTGCCGTCGGGGGTCCAGCGCCCTCCACCGTTGTGCATGAAGAACTCAGCACGACGCTCTGCGCCGGCCGTCAGGCGAGCGGCCACGTCGGGCAGCGACATGAACTCCAGGTCCAGGCCCTTCGAGAGCTGACGAGCTCGGCGCTTCAGGCCAGCGGTGCGATCGACCAGGTCGGTGTAGAGATCGAGCCAGCTGGGGATCTTGAAGCGGGACGGCCTGCCGCCCACGTCGATCCTGCTGAGGACCTCTCGCATCGGGCCAGTCGCACCCCTGGGGATGGCTCGCTCCAGGATGTCACGACGCGGGTTCACCACGTAGCCGCCGCGATTCCCACCAGGTCCTTCATCGAGCACGCGGCCGAGGTCGGACTGCGCGGTCTGTGGATCCGGAACGACCTTCCCTGTCGTCGGGTCCACGGCACGCTCTACCCGGCCACCCTTGCCGTTCTGCACACCAGCAGGGGGATCGAGAGCAGCTCGGCCGGTCGGGACGGGCTCGGACGCCAGGCGCAGGGTCTCCGTCGCATCGACAGCACGGCTGCGGGCAACGAAGCCAGCCTTTCCTGCATCGTCCAGCGAGTCCCAGAGGCTTCGGGTTACGTTCGCCGGGGGCTCGGTCGGCACGTCACCCCGTGCGCTAAAACCCGGTGGCCGCTCACCCTCCAGGATGAGCCGGTTGAGCTCTTCCAGCTCACCACCTACACGGGCACCCGGCAGATTCCTCCGGTCTCCGGCACGTCTTTCCGGCCCTTCGAACGCCAGATCCTGAGCTCGACGCTCCAGCCCACGGATGACCTCGCCTTCCGCCTCAGCGGCCAGGCCCTCAGGCCTCACCCGTGGGGCCGGGAATGGGGCAGCTTCTTCCACCCCCGGGACTCGAGCCCCAGGTCGGAGCGCACGATCCTGCCGGAGCGGGAGCTCGTCGGGCACGACACCCGTCCTCTGGATCTCTTCAGCGACGAGCTGCTCCTCAGGCGTCATCTGCCTGGGAAGAGCTGCTTCCGCCTCGGCACGCTGGATCGCTTCGGCTGCGGCCCCGGTCACCCCGGGCTTCGCCTGCTCCTGCGTCCTGCTGATCCTCGCGGCCTGCTCCAGGGCGCTCTCTCTGCCCGGGCCCAGGTCGATCTGGCCTCCGGTCCCTCTGCCACCAGTCCTCGCGGGGATCTGACGTGAGCGCTCCAGCTGGGAGCGCATCGCGAGCTCGATCTGCTCCTGGACGGAGCGCGCCTCAGGCAGCGTCTGCGTGCCACCAGCGGGACCGAGCAGACGATCGGGCCGGGTGATGACGCCCTCGTTGGCGGGTCCGGGTCCGATCCTGCGGATGACCACGTCGGTCGCTTCCTCCGCGACCTCCTCTGCTCCACGTCCAGCTCCACGAGCTCCTCGACCGAGGAACGCGCCCAGTAGGGCACCTCCAGCTCCACCAGCGATGCCACCGAAGGCTGCCCGCCTGGCCGACTCCTGAACGTCTCCCGTCTCTGCGAGGCCCACAGCGCCCTCAGACACTGCACCTACTCCTGCCTCGCGTGCGCCCATCCTCAGCGCTCCTGCGCCGGCTGAGAGGGCCAGGGACGGCACAGCGGCAGCGAGCGCGGCCTCGATCAGAGCAACCTCGGTCCCGACCTGCCCCGTGAACGTGGCGGCACGCTTCAGCCGGTTCATCGCTCCGGTGCTTTCCTTCCTGATCGCCTGGATCTCTGCCGCTCTTTCGACACTTCGATCGAAAGCTTCCTGACCCGCCTCACTTCCCATCCGAGCTCGTGCTGCCCTGATGGGCTGGAGAATCAGGTTCTCAGCTCCACGGGATGCACCAGCCAGCACGGGGAGAGCAGCTCGCGCTACGACATCAGGACCAGGGAGGTCAGTGCCCTCAGGAACTTCTCCGAGTGCCTGGAAGCGAGCCATGCGTCGGTCCTGCTCGCTGATCTCCTCGCGAGCCTCCGATCCGGGGGTGGTGCGGGAGCCAGAAGGCCCCGTCACGGCCTGTGCTACAGCCGCACGCTGACGTGGCGTCTCCAGGGAGGCCAACGGAGGGGTTCGGCCCATCCGGAGGTTCTGAGCGGCGATGAGGCGCTCGGCAGCCGTGGCACCAGGGCCAGGCGCGATCGTCTCAGGCAGCTCCTCGGCAGTCCTCCGGCCCTCAGCCACCGTCTCGACATCACGACGGGCAGCCCTCCGGCCCTGCCGGCGACGAGCTCGACGGAGAAGGGCAGCCTCTAGTACCGGATCATGCTGGGGCACAACTAGCCTCCGATCAGCGCGAGTACTCTAGCTGCTCGTTCCCCGGTGACCCCGAGCTCCTGCAGCTCCTGGGCTGGATCGTCCGCGTCGGAGATGGCATCGGCCAGGGCCTGGTCAGCCTCCGGGTTCGCACCATCACCGCCACCATCACCGCCACCGCCACCGTCTCCACCACCCAGCTGCTGAAGTCTCGCGCGGGCGAAACCCTGCTCCTGGGCGGACCCAGTCCTGATGAGACCCTCAAGGACGGCGCGCTCTACCTCGACCGGATCCGGTTCCGTAGACATGGGCTCGCGGTCGGGGTCGAACCGGGCGGGATCGTTCTCGGCCGCTGCCTCAAGGCGACGACGCTCTGCCGTCATGGCACGGGCGAGCTGGGCGCGCAGGTCGTCCTGGAACCGGGACTCAGCAGTGACGGCGTTCGGGTTCACGGTCGTGGGCCTGGCTGGACGGGGGGCGACAGCCGTAGCTGTGCGCTGCCGGCCCGTCTCCTGGCGTCCGATGATGTCCAGGATCGCTTCCGGGTCGAAGTCGTCGGGCAGGTCCGCGAGCTCCAGGCGGGTGCCCGATGCGTCAGTGAGCAGGCCGGCTCCGACCATAGCGCGCACCGTGTTCCGGGCGACCTCCAGCTCCTGCTCACTACGAGCACGTGCGGGTGCCCCCAGCTCGTCCTCGACGCCACGCGCTGCGAGCGCCTCATCACGCTCCATCGACCGACGCAGGGTGTCGGACACCGTGACGCGCTGCCCACCTGGTCCGATGCCGAGGTCCTGGAAGTCCTCCTCCAACACCGGAGTGCTGGGGTCGAGCACGTCCCTGGGGATGTTCATCCGCATGGCCGGGATGCCAGGCTGGCTGATCGCACGCCCCGGGATCGCCGGGATCATGCCGCCGCCCTCAAGGTCAGTCGCGGCGACATCACGCCCACCCCTCGCTGGACCTGGCCTGCCGGGAATCACCGGAGCCTGGCCGCCGAGAGCTGCCTGCAAGCGGAGCTGCTCAGGGTCCACATCCGCACCGACCTGTCGGACACCCGGGGTCTGGCTCGCCCGCAGGTTGAATTCGAACGCCCTGTCGGCTCGAGCCTGCTCGCGATCCGCCTGGGCCTGCTGGAAGAGCAGGGTGGCACGCCTGTCGGCCTGGTCCTGGCGCACGAGCTGGCGAGCCTTCTCGAAGCTGCGCGTGAACGTCGAGAGGATGTCGTTGTCGCGGTCTGGGAGGACTGAAGGGCGGAAGGTCATGGCTTACTGCCCCGTCAGCTTGTCACCGAGGAACGAGCCCACCTTGTCGCCGATCCCGGGAGCCACCAGGCCTCCCGCGAATCCGAGAGCCCTCGACAGGAAGTTGCCGCCCTGGGCGTTCTCTTCTGCCGTGGCTCGATCGAGAGCTCCACCGAGGAGGTCTGTCTGCTGGCTGAGGAGGTCCCCACCGAAGCCCTGGAGTCCCTGGATGTTCGCGAGCTGCTGACCGCTCGCCTGCAGGGAGCTCTGCGCGATGGCGTTCGACACCCGGCGGTTGAAGTCCTGGAAGAGACGGCCCGCGTCACGCTGGAAGAACCCGGTGCGGAGGCGACCCCGGCCGACCGACTCACCGACGAGGCCCTGGAAGTCTTCACCCAGGCCCTCGCGGGCTTCGTCCAGGAAGCCGCTGCCGAATCTGCTGACCGCCTCGGATGGGTCGAACTCAAGCGCTCCAGCTAGGCCCGCTTCACGGGCGGCTCCACCCTGCCTCCCGGTCTCACTGATGAGGCCCTGCGCGGTCGCAGCGTTGCGAGCTTTGTTTCTCTGAAAAAGGGACGGCATCTGTTTACTCCGGTGTCAGCGACTCGCGGACGATCTCATGCTGGAGCTCGACCTGTTCGAAGATAAGGTCTCCCGCGGCCAACCCATTGATAGCCTCGATGAGCACCTGGAACCAGGCACCTCTGAGAGCGTTCCTGAATCGCTCGGTGCCGGTCAGTGGATACGGCAACGACAGGCCGATCTCGAACCTCTCGGTCAGCCGCTGCGTTGCAGTCAGGTCAGGCAGGCTGAACGTCACCCGCTCGTCGGGCTGCCCTCCCGTTCCGTCGAGCGGAACGAAGTCCACGATCGGGGTGATCCGGACATCGACCAACATGCTGTGCGTGATGGTCACATACAGGTTCCGGAAGATCGCCTCGCCCGACGCACCAGCCGGCGCGACCGGGTTCGTCCTCAGGAGCGGCACGTAGGGCACGGTGTTGTCGGTGAAGCCGACGTTGCTCTGCAGCACGTTCGCCGCGGCGTCTCTGCCTCCGAAGAAGAGCGTTGGGATCGGTGTGCCAGCCATTACTCAAGCACCCCTGAAGTGGTGATGACGTAGTTGGGCAACCCGCCCTTCCGCGCCCAGTAGCTCGGATACACCGTGCCGTAGCAGGTGACTCGATGGCGCAGGCCGACCCGGATCGTCGTCCCATCACCCGCTGGCGTCGGAATGACCGTCAATCCTCCGGAGGTCCCATACGGCAGCTCGACATCACCTGGAAGGCCAGCGGCCCATCCGTCGGAGCCCGGGCTCGAGGTCATGTTGTTGCCGTACAACAGCGTGCTGTGGTTCGCAGGAGCTGGCGTCGGGCCCGGGCAATCGACTCGTCCGACCGGAGTCGATGCGTTCGCCCACGACGCGACGATGAAGTTGCTGATGCCGTCGCCGACCGCGCTCCAGCTGTCGGCCTGGGGTGCGTCCGGACCAGCGAAGCAATCCAGGAGCGAGCTCCATGCCGTGCCACCCACGAACCGCCAGCGATAGCGGTGCCACTGGTGCACGGTGATCGCGGAGTCCACGAGCTCCGTCGTCCCGGCGGGGAACGGACTGCCGGCGACAGCCGAGAAGGCACCGAAGTTCTGCGCCCCACCCGTGTCCGGGGGACCGATCGCCACGCCGTCGATAGCCTGCACGGTCGAGTCACCCTCGGTCCCGATCGCCCGTTCGATCTCGATCTGCAGGGTCTCGTGCCCCACCGGGATCGTCCAGCTCGTCGTGATCTGCTCGGCAGAAGAGCCCGTGACCTCCCAGAGCCCGTTGTTCTCCCCGCGCTCCACAGGGGCTGGCACGTCGATGCCGGTAGTCTCGCTCGCCTGAGCCACCGCCGGCCACGTGGCTGGGTCTGGATCTGTGGCTCCTGGGTTGAACAGGCCGCCCCTGCGGTACCGGATCGCGAGGTCGTAGTCGGTGATCGGAGTCAGGCCCGTGAGCGTGAGCAGCTGCGAGGCCGACAGATCCGACGCGACCTCGGTATGCTTCGCCCATGAACCCGCAGGGCTCTCACGCAGCCAGACCTCTACGACCTCGCCGCCCGTCGCGCCGATGTTGTCCCAATCGATCTCCAGCGTGGTGAATCCGATCGTCGGGACCGCGGTCGCGGCGAAATCCGGCCCATCTGCAGGCTGACCACCACCACCAGCTGTGCTCTGCGTGGTGAAGAACTGAGCTCCGCACTGCAGCGTCTCACCGATCTCGTAGTAGGACCAGCGAGGCTTCGTCGGGTTGCGAATCGAGAGGGCGTACACCCGCTGGCCCCACACGAACTGCACGACGCGGGTCCTGGGGTCGTACTCAGCGAAGGCGTCCTGCACGTCCGACTCAGCCGCCAGGGTGGCAGGGTCAGGACCACCGATGTCGAGCGGCACCGCGATGTCCTGCGACTGCCCGCCCTGCGTCCAGCGGGGCCCCTGGGTGCTCCAGAAGAAGACGACGCCACCGACGCTGACGGCGAGACGCGAGCTCACGCAGCCGTAGAGGGTGTCGGCCGGCTTGATTCCGAAGGTGTCCGGGCTGTACCCGAAGATCTGGTAGCTCTCGGTCTCCTTGAAGACGACCAGGAAGTCGCCGGCAGGGCGGCAGACCATGACGGGCTCCCCGCGCTGCCCGACCTCGAAGAAGGCATCGTCCCGGAAGAGCGTCGGGTCGCCAGCTGTCGAGACCCGGACCACGTCCGCACGGTCCTCTTCGCCAACCGTCGCGTTTCCGTAGCCCCAGCCGAAGATGTAGCTCAGGTGCCGCACGACCCCGCGGAAGTACACGTCGGCGTCACCGTTGCCGTCCAGGTCAGCCTGCAGGGTCTGCAGCGACGGGGACGCGAGCGGGTCGTAGTACTTGGTGACGAGTCGCGAGTTGAGGTTCGGCTCGTCGTGAGTGATCAGGCAGCGGCCATCGGTGTCAGCCAGGATGATGATCGGTGGATCCCAGGTCGCCGTGCCCGCGAGCGTCCCGTACAGGCCGAGGTTCGTGGCGTTCGTTCCGTCGATCGCCAGGCGGTTCACCCAGATCTCTTTGCTCACGTTATCGAAGCCGATGCCCAGGGCGGCGCTCTCAGCCCGGAGCGGCGACAGGGCCAGCGTCATGTCGAGATCGACGGCAACGTCATCGACCAAGACCTCCACCTGGGAGAGCCCCTGCCGAACCTGAGCCTTGCCCTCGAATTGGTAGACCTCGCGGAGATCATCGAAGGTGTTGGGCGCGACGACCATGACCCCATTGGAACGCTGGAGGCCTTCGCCGAACGGGAGCCGGATGATCTTGCGTTCGTTGAGTCCCATCAGCAGTCCGAGCAGCCCTGGTCCGCCTGCACAAACGAGCCAGGAGGATCGATGAGGTCAGCAGCCAGGGTGGTGAACGGGAAGGAGGCACTGAAGCCGACGGTCGTGATGTTCTCGTCGTAGTAGGCGACCCGGGCGAGGTAGTTCGTGGATGGCGTCAGGCCATCGATGAACGGGACCTCGGTCAGCTCCGACGCCTCAGTCGTGAAGAGCTCGTAGACAGGGGCCGCGAAGGTTGGATCGGTCGCGAGCGCGATCTGCCAGCGCGAGGCGACGTGCATTTACAGCCTCCCTGCCGAGAGGAACGTCACAACCTCTGCCATCTCTGCGGTCGTAAGCTCGCGCTTGATCACGAACGCTCCCAGGAAGTCCATCTCGTTCAGG